GCAGTCTGTAGACGATCCTTGAGCACTTCGCTTTCCTTGAGTTCGCTGAAGTGGGAGTCCATGTTGAACTTGAACGCAATCTTGGGTTCAATGTCTGCCCACTCGTCTTCACGAATAATACCCTTGAGAACCAACTGAATACGGAGCAGGTTCAAGAATACTTCCGAGAACTTCATACGGAGTCGTTCCACAAACTTGAAGAATTTAACTTCGTCGCGGCTAATTTCAGACGCACGACCAATATTGAAGCCTGTGCTTTCCTCTAGACGGGAAGTGGGCACATTAAGCGACTGGAACAGTTTCTTCTGGAAGTACTTGACATCTTCCATCTCGCCAAGATTCTGACCGCCCTGTAGGGTGCTGACTTCTGTGCCCTTGCCACCTTCACGGCGGGGCATCCAAAAGTCTTCAAGCATGGACATGTGCTTGCGGCTGTCAGTCATCTCTCCCGTATTGGGATCGTACATGAGTTTGTTACGATACCGCTGCATAAGCCCACGCACATACTCTTCAGCCTTTTGCTTGGGCAGATTGCCCACATCCACATAGAAAATACGGCGTTCAGGAGCGCGAGCCAGACGATAGATTACTACTGCGTCTTCAATCATACGCAACTGATTGAGTGCCTTGATTGCCTTGTGCAGATAGCCCAATATCTTCTTGCGGCGTGAATCAAACAAACCGCTGTGGATAAAGCAAATAGCGTCAGGATTAATCTTGAGTCCATCCAAGGTCATGCTAGTGGAAGCCTGATCCTGTTCGGCGTAGATATAAAACTCTTCAATTTCTGATACCAGTGAAACGCTCATTGGCACATTACCCATATTGCTTCCGCTTGTGGTTGCGTTGAGTGGCTTTTTCTTTACTCTGCGAACCTTGCGAATTTTCACAGGATCAATTGGACGCAGTTCAAGAATACCCTTCTTGCGGTTCTTCTCGTCAATAATGATGTGGTAATACAGGCGGCTTTCCACATACCACTTGCGGAACACTTCGTAACCACGACGAGTAAAATCCAACAAGTTCAACACCTCGTGGAACTCGTCTTCAATCTTGTCTTTAATACTCTTGGACTGCTTGACAGAAGACACATCAATCTTGACTGCATCCAGTGTATCGTTGTACACAATACTCTCGTTGCAAATATCCGCAATAGCGGACTCCACTTCAGGATGGAGTGCCATCTCCCGGTACTTGTAGATGAGTTCAATATCTGACTTTACTGAACCGTCAAAGTCAACATACGCTCCAAAGTATCCGCCCACTTCAACAGGGGTTGCACCGTCGTCGTAATCGGGAGGGACAAAAGAAACGGGCTTCTTGAGGATATCCTCCGCAGAAGCCCCTTCCTTACCGTCCTTTTTTCCGATGCTAAAACCAAACAGATTGATTGCCATAATATAATTACCTTTTCAAAAGGGTTTAGAAACCCTGACCAAAGTTGATACCAAGACCTTGTAGTACGGCTCCTAGACCGCTGCCACCTGTAGCGGGTACTGATGCTCCCGGAGCAGCCTCCCACCATGAGTAGTTTAGGGTTACGGGGAATTCAGCAATCTGATCGTTGTTCTCGTAAGACAGATCAATAGTACCGACATCGCTGGGGAAGCAACCAATAAAATTGTAGGTACGGACTGCTTCACCGTCACGATGGAGTTGAGTTACCGACCAAGTAGGCATGAACTCCATGAAGTTACGGGGAGCAGTGTTGGCAGTGTGCTGATTGAAGATTGCACTCCAAGCCTCAAAGGCTGAACGGAGAGCAAGGTTGGTGTCAGAAATAACTGTGAGTGACCAATCAGCAAACGAACGATCACCGGGTAGTTTGATACGGCGACCGCGATACGGAACTTCAATGGTTCCAAGAGACGAAGCAGGAATCTGAGCCGCTTTCACTAGGAAAGAAATGGCTCGATTGTCTGTGTATCCTGGAATAGACCCGTTCACCACGAACAGGTTTGTGCGAGCACCACCGCCAGCAAAGGCGTTTACGAACCCCGAAATATTGTTTGTTGGTTCTACTGGCATTAGGACTTACTCCTTTTCTCTCTGTTATCTATACGATCAGCCACCAACTTCGCTGAAGTTTACGCCAGTCTTGGTGGCGACAAAGTTCAACTGAATGAAGTTGATGCTGCGAGTGGGCTTGACGAAAATATCTGCAACAAACTCGTTGCGGTCTATTACTTCGCCTGTGTTGTTGGTTTCATCGCACATCACCTTGAAGTCGGTGATGCCACGACGCTGTTGTACGGTCTTGAGGAATGGAACCACCAAGTTCTTGAACTGCGCTCGTGTGAACGCATCGTTCTGTTCAAACAAGAAGAACTTGCTTGCGGTGGCGATTGCCTTCTCAAGAATGATGAACAGGCGACGAACATTGATGCGATCAAAGGCAGATGGCTTGGTCTGCATGGTCTTGTCACCGTACAGAATTACGCCTTCGCCGGGGAACGATACGACAGGGTTTACCTGACGGGTGTACAGTTCATCGCGGTGTGCTTCACTGGTTGGATTGTAAGCCAACTTGACCACACTCTTGACCTGTCCACGATTAAACCCTGCGGGGGAGAACCACGCTTCGTTAGTGAACTCGGTGCGAGCAACTAGACCTGCAATGTCTGCGTTGAGCGGAACAAGACGGACTAGGTTGTTGTAGGTGTCAAGTTGATACTTCCAACCGCTATCAAGCACAGCATATGAAGAGTTCACATTGAATGTGCTGTCACGGAAGGTCTTGATGTTGTTAAGAGCCTCGTATGGCAGTTTGTTCTCTACATTGCTTTGAGTTGGAGAGACGAATGCCATGCAGTCTAGACGCTTTTCGCAAACTTGCTGAACGATGAGTTGAGCAAGAGTTGCAGAAGCGTTACCGCAAGGCAGTAGCGAAACATCAACGGTGTCTGCGTCTTGGAATAGACTCCAACCGCTAGACCAACGCTCGCTGTCGTTTGGTGCGGCAGATGCAGCACCAGTTAGTCCTAGAGAATTTACTCCCTGACCAACAGCGGAAGTTGTGCTCAGGTTTGATCCTATCAGATTCAGACTTGAGAAGTTTTGAGTTGCCTGATAACCTGCACCAGCATTATTACCGGAAATATCTGCACAAAGTGCCCAAACATAATCGGACTGATCGTTGACTACTGTACGATAGTAATTGCTGCTTCCGTCAAATTTACGAGCATCGGTTGCACGAGACAGACCTTCAAATTTCTCAAGAAGGGTGTTTGCTGTTCCAGTCCACTTTCCTTCTTTGTCTAGAACTAGAACATTGATTATATCATTTGCACCACCTGCATCAGTAGCGTATGCAGATGTTGTTGCACCTGTTGACACATACTTTGAGTATACGCTCTTGATGCTTAGTGTGTTTCCAACAGCCTGAGTCTTTGGTAGAATGCTGTCAACAAGAACACGAACAACGGTTGGGCCACTTTCTGCTAGGGTGTAACCACTGGTGACTCCGAAGAAGTCTCCAAATGTGGCAGTTACACCGAACAGTCCACCGCCAGTGGTTAGTGCTTTTTGCACTCCACTTACGGTTACTGTAGTACCGTCTTCAAATACGATGTCGTCACCCTTGGCAAAGTACAGATATTTGCTGCTGGTTCCTGTGGTGATATCCATATAAGTAGCACCAATGTTGGCGGCTGCACCTAGTGTATAACCAGTTGTGATTCCGGTTCCGTTAGTGACTACCACCTTGATGCTGTTTCCAAGAACACCTGGATACTTTGAGGCAAAAAGCACACCTTGTGTAGCCTGTGTGTTTGCAGAAGCACCTTCGTTTGCATTGAAATCTGTAGTGTTATTGATGTCAAATGCACTCTGATATGTTACACCATTCTTCGTTACATGTGAATTCCTTGCAGCAGAACCAACCACACGCACCACTTGGCAGTTGTTGCCGTATTGCAGGAAGTTAGCCGCAGTGAAAAAGTCCAAATAGTTGTTATTGTCGGGCTTTTGAAAAATATTCGACAATTCACGCTCGTTGGCAACAGTCACTATTTCGTTGGCTGGGCCCCAATGGAAATAACCCGCGAATCCACCGGGTGTGGTGGCTACAGCGGGAACGATTGTGGTCAGGTCGATTTCTTTGATGCTTACGCCGGGGCTTACTCTAAATCCCATTGTGGTATCTCCTTAGTCTGTGAAGCACGGGGTTCGTTATCGTTACTTCTACTCTTATGTATTATTTGGATTTTTCCTGTGGCTACGCCACGAATCCTAGTATTTAGCCCCGTTCATCTCCCCAATTCCAAGCCGTTCCGCTGCTATCTGTGTAATTTTGAGAGTCAGAACCGTCGTCCACGAACCCAAAAGGGGTCATTTCTTCTTCCAAATTTTTCATTTGGTCTTCGTACAGGTCTTTACGAATATCGCTGCCCGTAATGTCCTTGAAATACGCTTGGGTGGTTAGCCACGAAAACAGCACCAGCGTCATGGCTAAATCGTCGTGGTGATTGTCTTCGGCTTCAAAGGAATCACCTTTAGCCACAAAAGTACACAACTCGTCCACCACATTAAAGTCTTCAACTATGAGTTTGGTGTCCTCAATCAAA